TCATTGCGAACAAATGTTCTAAGCATCATATGTGTTGGCGGAGCCACTACAGTATTACCGCTTAGGTCGTTTGTTTGACAACTAGGATAGAAAACAGCAAGATATGGATCGTGCGATACAAGACCATCTTCATTATCTAAACCTTCGCCGTTAGCGTTGGTTGCCCAATTAATAATGGCTGTGCCAGTATCTGCTAGACGCATCGGAGTGTCTCCTAACACAAAACCAGTATTATCTCGCTCGTTGTTTAGTGCGACCATGTTTGTCATAAGTTCTGGGTAGCCAGGACATGCAATAAGTGTGAACGTTCTTTGTTCTTCACGAAGAGCTGATTGGCCATCAATACCTGCCTTTAGAGCTGCTACAACAATAGCACGTTGTGCTTTGCGTCCCATGTAGGCACTACCATCTTCTTGTAGTCCGCTTGCAGTTACCCATGCATTTTTCTCTGTTGGCAGAGTGTCATCTGGATAATCAGTTGCGTTAAAGTAATCAACTTGATAACTCTTAACGTTAAATCCACTGCGTCTAAGGTTCCAAAGTAGAATTCCTTCTGGATACAAACTTGGATCCGGTTTGTCAATATCAACGTAGTTGTTTGTTAACAGGCTCTTGATAGTCGGAATAGTGCCTGTAACTACATCAGTAGTACCGTCTCCCATGAAACGTGCATCAGCAAATAAACATCCATCTTGTGTTGTCTGATCGCTGTTATCAATCAATACCCATTGATCAACACTTGCAACACTTTCCCAACGATATAACAATGGATAATTTTCTAAATCACTGCTATCGACCCAAAGATCACCGTACACCAATGCTGAATCATCGCTTTGCTTGGTTGGTTCAGTTGCTGAAATAATTGGTCCATTAGGCGAACAGGTGCTAAGATCAAACCCGCGTACATCGTTAGTAACGTTTTGATAACCTTTCCAACTTCCGCCACTTTGTATCATAATATCAACTTGATCAGTTGCACTGTAATACCAGTACGTTCCCTCAGCTGGATCCTGACTTGGAGCTGTTCCACTGGCTGTGTAGCTATCTGAACCTCCGAGTGCAATCCAATTACTAAGAATCAAGTCACTGTCGTTACCTGCTCTCACACCTGTTACTGTTGTGTTAAAACCTGCGTCTGCAACTGGAGTACCACTTGTATCTTTAAGAACAATCACACCACCAAGATCGTGGCTAATATTAATAGCACCTGAGCTAGCTACACTACAACTTGTGTTTGCAACGTTTGCCGCTGTAAATGCTGCTACGAAGTCTGCCGCGGTTGTGCCACCTAGCGTTGCTGTTACCGCAGTTGTAAGTGTTGTGCTGTTAGCAGCACTTGCTTGGATTGTAAATGTTTCTAGACTTACAAAAGTAGGACTTGTGTCATCACCAGTGATGCTAGTAGCGCCTGTGCCGTTGCGTTCAAAAATCTTTACAGTGAATGTTTCATTTTCACTGATATCATATTGTGCATAAGTTGATTCACTAGCAATGTTTTTACCACCGCCTGTTGCATCGAGATTCTTATTAGCAGTTTGATCGTTTTCGTATAACGGACAATTTTGAACTACAAATAAGCCGAGTGTTGTATCATATTTTCTAACGTTTAGATTAGAACCAAGATTTACACTTGTGGTCTTTTGCCACACTGATCCAGTTGGATGTGGTTCAGTGTCTGTAGTTCTCCATAATGGGTTGGTGTAATGCGGACTTGACTGTAATACTGGTGCATAGTAAATTCTTGGTGTAATACCTACATCTGTAAGAATTGTACCAGTTCCTGCTGTAATATCACAAATACCGTTTCCGTTATCTGTAGAACCGTCGTTTGATGCATTACCGTTTAGATAAATGTTTAACTTACCGCTCACAGCTTTTGCATACACACCAGTAATAGCCGCATCGTTAATATTAATTGCTAGGCTAGCAACTGTTGTACCAGTTGCTGTAACAAGTGTGTCGTTCAGGTAAATGCTGTGACCAACAGTAATAGTTGGGTTGGTTTGTGTACCTGTTACAGTTGGCCAACTAAGTTTCCAAGCATTACTGCCTACTAACTGCCAACTGTTTGCCGCCACTTGCTCAGTGTCGCCTGCTGTTGCAGTAGTTGTTAATCCTGGTGATTTGTAATAACCTGGGTTGCTGATGTTGGTTGCAACAACTGCATAGTCACCTATGTTACCAATACTGGTTTTAGGTACACCGCCTGACAAATCGTCAGTATCTGTAATAGTTGTTGGAACTTTGTTTGTAAATGCATTTGTTGATGCACTCCACTCAAAAATACCCCACAAGCTATCTTCAGTGTTAAGCCACCAAGTGCCATTGTCTGGATTACCAGTTGGTCTTGTTAGGCTCGCAGTAAGCGCACCTAAGTCAACATTAGCACGTTGTACATAAGCACGATTGCTAATTCCTAAAACTGAGTATGCTGCAAGCAAACCATATTCGTTAAGTTCATATCCGTTGATGGCTGTTCCTGCTGTTGTGGTGTAGAAGAATGGATTACCGAAGGTAGCCGCCAAATCTCTCTGGCTGGTAATCAAATACACCTCGTTAGCATTGGCAGCCGTGGTACCAGCTGCTGTGCCAGTACCGCTCCCGCTTACCTTGTTCTGAGCCGTGGCCAACAAGATATAAGGGACCGTGTTCGTTGATGATGGTAGATAGTTGCTTTCATCTACGATGGAAACTTCTACTCCTGGAGAAACTAATGCCATATTTTTCTTCCTTTATGTTATATGTGATATTTATTCAAATCCACGTAATCTTATGGTTACACTGCCCTTTGCAAAGGTATAAGTATCTGTATGAAAAGACCGCTTTGTGAGGCTTGTAAACGCAATTTAGCCGCAGTAAATTACATTAAAGAAGATGTAGTCCATTATCGCACTAGATGCGATAGTTGTATTCGTAAGAACAGAAAGAAAAAACAAACTCAGCCACGATGGATGTCAACAGGATATCAAAAGAAAAACATCTGTGACCGGTGTGGTTTTAGAGCAAAAAGCAGGGCACAAATTTTGGTGTATCACCTTGATGGAAATCTAAACAACAGTGCTCTTTCTAATCTAAAAAGTGTTTGTTTAAATTGTAGTGTAGAGGTAGTCCGTTTAGAACTACCTTGGATGGTAGGAGACCTAGCTGAAGATTAACGGTCGTGCAGGTCATGCACATACAGTTCAATCAATGCATAGTGCAAAACCTTAAGCAAGTCTTTGCGATTGTATCCATCTTTCTTGCCGTAGCGTTGAGCATACTTCATCACATTACCAATACAAAAGCCATCTCCATGACCTGCATCAATGATAAACTCTGTGGCTTGGTACTTGTTTAGGCTGTAGTGTTCGCCATAGGTTGCATCAATATACTCATTGAACTCTTTTAAGAGTTCGCCTTCGTTATACTTGTAGTCAATTTTACTCATGCTAGTTGTGTAACTCCTAGGTGTTTTAGTGTTTTTTGTAGTTTCAGAATTTGCTGTTGACAGTCGTCAAGAGCATGATGACTTACTGGTTGTTTAGGCAAGTCCGGCCACATGCTATAGATTGTTCTAGCATCTCTTACTTTATAATACTTCCAAGGCAAACTCATTCTGTGGCTCTTGTAAGCATCTTCAATTATGGTCATATCAAACGTCGGACCATTTGCCCATATATAATTGCTGTTCCAAATGATAGGGTGCATTTCTTCAAGGGCTTGTCTAAGACTGATGCGGCCATCTTCTGCAAATGCTTCTTCACGAGCTTCAGTTGGTTGGCTTGCCCACCATTGTAGTGTGCCTTCTTCGATGTTGCGATCGGGTTGGCTATCAGGATCAATGCGAGCATAATAGTGCCTATCGTACCAGCCATCTGCAAACGGATCAAAAGTTTGCATTGCAATCGTAAGGATACAAGCACTTGGGCCAGTGCCTATAGTTTCAATATCAATCATAATATCAGCCATTTATATAGTATAAGGCTAAGAATCTATTTTGTCAACTTTTTTGGTTTACTTGGTTTTTTTGTGCTCTTGCTAACCATGCGCACTATTTTGGTCTTTGGTGCGGTGTATCCTTTGGTAAGTGCATTTAAACGAGCAAGAATCTTGCTTGCTGGATTTACACGTTTTGTTTTCTTGGCTTTACGAGCTTGACGTACCTTTGTAGTAGCTCGTGTACGTTTCATTTGAGCGGCTTTTGCCATATCTTTAGGCGTAGAGCAAGCAGTAGGTTCTGGAACAATGCGTCCCGCTTTGGGTCCACTAGTGCAACGATACTTGAGTTTGATTTTGTTGCCGCTCCGGCCCCATATCATTTTTTGCTCTGCTAATTCAGTTTCAAATAACTGATCCAAATTATCTACAGTAAAATAGCCATAACGACCACGTCGTTTTTCAAACTCCCAAGTTGGTTCGTCATCCATCTTGTATCCGTCCCAGGCACCGTCATCTAAAATAGCGATTGCTTCTAATGGATCTGTTTGATTAATCCAAAGCTCTACATCATTGGATTTTTTAACCAACTTGTATCCAGTTGTATCAACTTTACCAGCTTCGTTTAAAAACTCGTTTGCTCGCATTAGCCAATAACCCAAGTAAGTGGTTGTGACCCATCAACATAATTTTTAAGGTCTTCAATCTTGCTATCCATGATAGCTTGTCCTTCAGCTTTCATTTGCGCACCATTCAGTGCAGTACCGCCTTGTGGACCTGCAATGGTAGCAAACTTTTCACGAGCTTCGCCGATGATTGCTTTTGATGCTCCGATCATATAATCTTTAAACCATTGTTGTGTGCTAACATCTGAAAGTAATTGAATTTCAGGACGTAAATTGTATGCCCAAATGAGAATAGTTTCTCCACTACCACGAGGATTTCGTATTAGTTGAAGTTGTTTTGTAACAGTGTTGAAAGTATAGTTTAGGAATCCACCAAACATTCTAGCGGCCAGTTCGGTGTACTGAGTCCAAAATTCATAAGTTGCTAGTCCACCTGCATAGTTATAATTGATAAGATAGGTGTTCAAACTGCTTGCCGCAAAAGGATCAAAACTAGAACTATAAGGTCCTTGCATGTTTCCTATTGTGCGTCTAAATACTTGACGGACACTCATTACTTCTTGAGGCAATGTGTAAACATTTTTATCATCTTCTATTTCTAAAAATGCATAACTTTCTTCATAAGCATTTGTAGCACGTTGACGATAGGTACCTAAAGTCTTTTGATATGCGGCTTCATAATGATCAGGATCAAGCTCAAGATCAATGATCCCGTCGCCCAGTTGCAATCTTACATATTCTGTAACATTGTTTTTTAAGGTTTCTAAAGTGATATCACTGGTGTTTGCCATCTTACAAGGGTGTCCTTTTTACCCTTGTATTTATTTTAATGTGCCTTTAAGATAATGATATGTTCGTTGCCGCGACCGTTGAATTTGATATCCGTAGCCTTGATGTCATTGAAGTTCTTTCGAGCCGCGGGCTTGCCTACTCCTGTAATAAGTTTAAGTTGCTCTGCAGGCTTGCGCAGTGTTTTCATCACAGTTTTAGCGGTATCTAAACCGACGATGCTACTTCCTTTAACTGTAAACACTTTAGAATATTCATCTGCTACAACATGAATCAGTTTACGAGTCTTGGTATTGTACAACCATGCTTCACTGGCATCAACAAGTTTTGTTGGGCTTTCGCTTTTAAGTTTTAGCTCAGCAAATTCTTTGCAATATTTGAATGTTTTAACCAACTGTGCAGGTGTTTTCTTCTTGATTGCTCTTGGCTTGCGTGTTGCTTTTTTAAGCTGTACATAGTTGTTGCAATCTGCTACCGCTTGCTCAAGGAACTTAATAAAGTTACGCACTTGAATTTTGCCAAGATGACCGTATCCTTCTTTTAACTGGTCACACTTGCCCTCTTGTACTTCCTGCATCTCTTCCAACATAAACTGCAATGGATTGCGAATGATATCAATGGCTTGCGCAGGTGCTTCATGAATGCGAAGTTGTTCCATTACACTAAACTTTTCAGGATTTTTGTATTCGCCGTCTACAAAGTCGTCAATGACTTGTTCGACATACCCGCCAATGGTTGCGGCTTTGTCATGCATATAATCTTGCACACTGCGTTGTGGCTTTGTATCTTCAGCTTTGGCAGTTTCTTCCTTAGCTGGACGAATTTTGCTTAACACTTTATCAATGTTTTCTTTGATGCTCTTACTAACAGGACGAAGATCGCCAACAGTACCACCTAGACTATTCCAATACTCGTTGTGTTCTGGGTGCATGTCTGGCATGCCTTTGCGTAAACACACAGCATAGATAACACTTGCACTCAACCCATCCGCACCAACAGTTTTTATATCACGAATTTGATCTGCTTTATAGCCAATGTCTTTCATCCAGAGATACAAGTCTTTGATCAAGTCTGAAATCTTGTAGGTTTCGTAGTAGTAACGCACAGCCATATTGCGAAAGCTATGGAACTCTGCTCCGCTCATTTCTAGTGCGCCTTCAAAACTGGGATCTAGTTGTGCGCCTTTGGGTTTGCGTGTTGCCTTTTTTACCGCCATGTATCTACTCCTGTCATTCAACTTTTACATAGTAATGTAGTTTTGTGTTTAGGTCAACCTAAAATTTTTCTAGCCAAAATGCAAAAAAAGGTTGACCTATAGGCTAGTTGTGCTATTATATATGTATAGGTTAACAAAACGGAGCTAGAACGTTATGTCAAACACTAAAGCAATTATCCCAACTCGCGAAGAACTTTGTGACTACATTTATTATCGTCACAAGGACGCTTATGGCGTTAAGGGTCGTTTTTACGACTTCGATGCTATGAGCTATGCGGAGCTCGAAGCAGAGGCGGTCCGTCTCGATGAGGCTGCTATTGAGCAAGAAGCTCATGAACGCCGCTGTGATGCTGAGGCTATCATAGAGTTCCGTGCAAATATCCGCCGTGTGCGTGACATTTGCGGTTGTGACCGTGATAGCGCAATTCGTTACATGCTGGACGAATTCCGTGGCGAGTATGACGCTGGGTACGTTTGTTTCGTACTGCGTCTCCCTTACAGCATGGAGAAGTACATTGGGCCTCGCTTGGCGGAGCTCAATGACTGTGCTCCTGAGGAGGAGTTTGTTGAAGCATATGATGACCTGGAGGTAGCGGCATGATCCGTTTTTGGTTGGTTGATAAGGACGGTAATGTTGTATTCAACACCGTCGATAAGCAAGAAGCATATGAGTACCAGAACCGTCGTCGCCCAGACACGGTACTAAAGATGGTGCGTGTATGAAGGAAGCATTCTTAGACGCAGTTATGATGCTGTGTTGGTTTCAGTTTGTACTACTTGTAGCATTTAGATTCTTCCACAATGTTCCACATCCTGCATTCTTGCTTGCAACAGCATGTGCAGGTATTGGATTTGTACTGCTAGTACGCAAGATACGCAAAAGCATTTACGCATAGGTAGACAAAGCGGTAAATACAGCTAAAGGATTAGCTGATGCCGCGTTTGTCACTGTACAGCCCTCAAAGGCGCAATGATTACAAATTTCTAGATCGCACCATTGCCGAAATGTATCAAGTCGGCGGTGTAGACATGTATGTCCACAAATATCTTGGACCAAAACCCCACGGAGATGACAGTTCAAGTGTAAGTGGTGGCACACAAGATGCTACTCAACCAGCATACAGCAGTGAAAATCCGCTTTTTATCGAAGACTTGTTCCTACTTGAAAACAGAGACAGAGCATATAGTGATGACATTTATCGCATGCGAGGTGTCTATAATCAGCAGGACATTGATTTTGACCTTACCCAATTTGGATTATTTTTAACTAACGATACAGTTTTTATCACTTTCCACTATAACGCAATGATAGATACCATTGGCAGAAAACTTATGAGCGGAGACGTGCTTGAACTACCAAACCTGCGTGATTTTCATCCACTTGATAGTAATATTCCTAGGGCCATACCAAAATATTATGTAATACAAGATGCGGCCTTTGCCAGTGAAGGGTTTAGTCAAACATGGTTGCCGCATCTTTGGCGTGTAAAAGCAACACCAATGGTGGCGGCGCAAGAATACAATGATATTTTAGACAAGCCCTTTGCTACAGAAGTTATTTGGGATAGTGGAGCATATTATCCCCGTGGTAGTATTGTACTTGACGGTGCGTCTTATTACATTGCTATAGCAGACGTGCCAGTTGGCACTGAAATAACAAACACCACATATTGGAATTTATATAGCCCCCTAAGTGAACTAGAAACATTCGGGACAGTAGTTAAGGATAGAGAACTCAATGATGCTATATTAACGCAAGCTGAAAACGAAGTACCACGCAGTGGTTATGAAAACACCAAGTTTTATCTTGTCAATACTAAAGCCAACGGAGAACCAAATTCACCTTGGGGATACAATGCTAGCCAAACTAATATTACAGTAGACACAAGTAACATTGACGCAGATCAACAAGAAAATACTCCAAAATCCTTTGGTTATATCGAAGGTTATCTAACTGGCACCGATGCAGCTCCTAATGGAATACCAGTGACTCCAGGTATCTCGTTCCCAGTTAATCCAGCCATTGGTGATTATGCACTGCGTCTTGACTACTTTCCAAATCGTTTGTTCCGTTACGACGGCGTAAGGTGGATCAAGATCGAAGACGATGTAAGAACTACGCTAACACACGGACAAAATGATAGAACTCAACGAAGCAGTTTTGTAAATAATACTGCTGAAGTACCAACTGAAGATCGTGGTAACATACCAAGCAGACAAAGTCTAAGTAACTTACTGAAACCCGAGGCCGACAATTAATGCAACAATTTTTTTATGATGAACAGATACGTAGATTCTTGTTACAATTTACAAGAATTTTCAGTGGCTTTGAAGTACAGTATGGCAGAGATGACGAAGGTGTAAAAGATTTATACAGAGTGCCAGTACGGTACGGTGATGCAACAAGACAAGCTCAAACCATTATACAACAAAACAGTGCTAATAGTTTACCTAGCACACCATTAATGACCTTTTACATTACAGGACTCAACTATGCAAGAGATCGTGTGCAAGAACCTTATTTTGTAGAAAAGAAAAACATTCGGCAAAGAGTATGGGATGATGCAGCAGGCTCATATGAAACATTACAAGCAAATGCTTTTACTATTGAGAGAGTGATGCCTGTACCTTACCAATTAGATGTACAATTGGACATATGGACGAGTAACACAAACCAAAAATTCCAAATACTTGAACAGATCCTTACACTCTTCAATCCAGCACTAGAAATACAATCAACTGATAACTTTTTAGACTGGACAAGTCTAAGTGTTGTTGAACTTATACGGAATCAATGGACCAATCGCACTATTCCGCAAGGTACTGAGGACCCAATTGATATTAGCTCTTTAAATTTCACAATGCCAATCTGGATCTCGCCTCCTGCAAAAGTTAAAAAACTTGGTGTTGTACAAAAAATTATCGCAAGTATGTATGATGCAGAAGGCGATTATAATGAGGCTATTCTTAATAATGACTTGCTTCTTGGCACCAGACAAAAAATTACTCCATACAATTATCAAGTGCTCTTAATCGGCAATCAGTTACAAGCACTAGAGCAACAAGCAGTTGTCGCAGGTTTAAATGGAGTAAACGTGCCAGTAAGTCCACCTAGTAATTTATTATGGCATGCTGTAATCGACCTGTACGGCGAGTTGCAAGACGGAATAAGCCAGATTAGACTAACCAATCCATACAATGAAGATAATACCATTATCGGTACCGTAGCCTACCACCCAAGTGATGATAGATTCTTGCTTTTTACTGTTGATGAAGACACTATTCCAACAAACACACTTGCGGCTATTACAGCCATTGTAGATCCAATTCGCAAAGGGCCAGGTGCTGGTTTACCTGCGGCTGGTGAAGGACAGCGTTACCTGCTTATAGAAGACACAGGCAGTGATGACGAAGGTAATGCCGAAGCCTGGCGAGGTACTGACAATGGCAATCAACCAGGTAGTCCATTAGTAGCCAAAGCAAACGATATTGTCGAATATGACGCATCTGTCAAACGCTGGAGTGTTGTTTTTGATAGCAGTAACCTAAGTGATGTTCAGTATGTTACAAACTCTACCACTGGCATTCAATATCGCTGGGCAAATAATCAGTGGCTGAAAAGCTACGAAGGTTTATATCCAGGCGGAGAATGGAGTTTTGTTCCATAATGAATGCTGTAGGTATATGGTTTTACAGCATAAAAACTGACCGTTACCTTTATTTGCTTAGAAATGATGGGAAAAATCCTGACACCTGGGGTTTACCAGGAGGAAAAAGCGAAGCAAATGAAACACTATTCGAAACACTCAATCGCGAGTGCAGTGAAGAATTAGGTTTTTTTCCAGAGCACATTAAACTTGTACCAATTGAAAAGTTTACAAGTCCTGACAACAAATTTTGCTATCACACTTTTTTTTGTGTAGTAGACGATGAATTTATTCCTCAACTAAATGAAGAACACAACGGATACTGCTGGGTAAAAAGCGGCAAATGGCCAAAACCGTTACATCCTGGTTTATGGAGTACAGTGCAGTTTGATGAAGTGTTAACTAAGATAGATATAGTCAGAAAAAACCAACTTTAATCTGCGGCATCAAAGAAAAACATGTGCCACAGTCTAGCATTTTCAGCATTATATCCAAAGTAACCTTGAGCGGCATGTATTTGTCCACCATCAAAAAGCACTAGTCTATTAAACACATTTGCATACACATCCATTTGTTCATAAGGTGTTCCATCTATAAAACAATTTTGATCAAAGGCTTCCATAATACGTGGATCACTTTTGTGGTATACTTTGCTTTTCTTGTGACGGTATGTCCCTGTGCCGCACTCAGGTGGTGCGTCAGGTGACAAGTAAATCATGCCTGCCCAACGCTGTGCATCATTGTGCCAAACTAGTGGATCGCCTGCTTTATTCCACTGAAATCTGCCATTCATACCGTACTCTTCCCACTTTATAATAGGTGTTCCGAGTATTTCTTGAAAGGCTTCCTTTATGCCTTGAAAAAGGTGTTGCCCGACTGTGCGCCTACCAATGTAGTATTCGTTTTCAACAAACTCCTGCTGTAGTGCATACTCACGTACAGCCATAGGATCATAGTAAAAGTTGTCCACAACAATAGCACGTTTGTTTTTCTTTTCGTAGTTTGGTGCAAAACGTAGGCTTTGTATCATACTCCGTACTCTTCACGTTCCTTTTGTATAAATGGATGGTCTAAACGCACAGCGTTTTCACAGTATTTACAAAGATCAAACACACTGTATGGTTTAGGTACAACGTCAACATAGTCTTGCTCGTAGAGGTTGCCTGTTATCTCAGCAAGTCCGTAGTCCATACAACACAAACTCACATCACCGTTGGGTAGCAATATGTTGTGATACAATCTTTCGTCACAGCCACATGTCATTGTTACATCGCCGTGAAACACACTCTGAAACTTGTTGTTTAGTAGTTCTGGTTTTAGTATGGTTTCGCCAATAAGGTTTCCTGCTCTGCTCCACATATTGTAACTAGGAGCACTAGGGAACACATGGCGAACATCTTCGTGAACATCGCCAGCCATTACCATTGTGGTAAAGTTCTGTATTTCGTGCTGTATCTTACCCATGTGTTCAATAAACTCAACATACTTTTTGGTAATAGGATGTTTTGCTTTGCGCTCTTGATCAGGCAAGTGCAGTGTAAAGTTACCGTTTGGTGCGCCAGCAAATGGAATGTGCTTGATACGCTCAATATCATCAATGCTCATGCCAACGCCAGTTGTAAAAATACTCACAGGGTGTCCTGTATCATGTGCATACAGTACCATTTCTGTACACTCACTGTGCATCCAGGGCTCAACAAAACCTGCAAAGGTAATACGCACATCCTGTGGTATTTTGTCTACTGCTCGC